TGGAAGCCTGGCGGCAAGTTGAAAGCGAGATGCCTTTTGGGCTGCGCAGGTACAGCGACTTTGCGGCTTTCGAGCGGGCGAAGAAAAAGGAAAGCGACGGGAGTTTATCTGAAACGGTTTACTTGCGGCGCTGATACCTTTTGTACCTTTTGTACCTTTTTTATCCATATGGTTGTCTGCTAGTTTTTTAAACTTACTTTGTGATATGGAAACGATAATCTGCCAAACATGTAAAGAGGAAAAGGCGATAAGCGACATTCGTTGTAAGGGAACGGGTGTGCATCCAGCGCTTTGCGTGGTGTGTTTCCGTAAAAAAAAGAGTACATATATGAAGGAATATTACCGGAGGCCAGAAGTAAATAAGGTAAGGAAGGAATATGAAAAATCTTATTTGCAAATACCATCAGTTAATAAACGAAAGAGAGTGTATGCAAAAGAATATAGAGAAACTGCCGAGGCGAAAGAGCATAGAGCAGAGTGGAGGAAAGAGTATACTAAACGGCCTGGTGTGCTGGATGTAATAAGGGGATACGCAAGGAAGTCTTATAATAAGCCAGAGGTAAAAGAAAGGAAAAAGGAGTACCAGAAGAGGCCAGAGGTAAAAGAAAGAAAAAGAGGGTACGAGAAGAGTCCAGAGGCAAAGGATCGAATGAAGCTTATTAATCGCCGCGACATAGAGATTGCCTGTGATCGGTACGTAAAGTGTCTTATTCGCCAAAGAACAGGCCGTATATTAAGCGCAAAAGAAATTCCAAAGGAACTGATTGAGACACAAAGACAGTCACTAATACTAAAACGCACAATAAAACAAAAAAAACAACAAGATGAGCAACACACAACAACCGACATTTGACCTTAAAACAGATGCAGACCTTTCTAAGTTTTTGCTTGGTGCAATCCGAGATGTTCGCAAAAACGAATTGGATGTGGACAGGGCTACTGTGATAAGCCAGCTTGCAGACAAGTACACCAAAAATGAAATAATGCGTTGCGTAAAAGCAAAGCTGCTCGACAAAGTAGATTCTCTTGATCTTAGTGCTGAGATAAACAAGCAGTTAATGCAAAAGACGTGACGTTGGTTTATTACAGTATAGGCTACGCCGAATATTGCCGTTAGTCACATGGTTTGGCGCGGTATTCCGTGATTTTTGTGCTGAATAAGCACAATGTCAATCGCCACCGCAATAAAACGGCTGTTCTTTGTTCAGGAAGAACGAAGCAGCATACAAAACCCTCCCGAGTGGCTCTATTCGCTGCTAGGGGGCGCTAAAACAGCGGCGGGCGTAAACATCAATTCTGAAACCGCCCTTGCCCATTCGGCGGTTTACGCCTGTTCAAAAGTCCTTTCTGAATCAGTAGCATCATTGCCCCTGGAGCTTTTTATGTCCACCGGGCAAGAAACCAGGGCTTTGACATCAGACCCGCGCTACACGCTCGTTAATTCCGAGCCTTCCCAGCTTTACACTTCATTCGATTTTCGGGCAGTTGCAATGATGCACCTGTGCTTATACGGCAATTTCTACGCCGACATTTTGCGCGATGGCAACAAGCGCGCCGGGGAACTAAGGGTGATCGACCCGCGCAACGTGACCCCTGAGCTTGACCCTAATGGCGAACTTTGGTATAAAATAAACCAGCGCAGCATGCCCGTGCGCCCGCGCGACATCCTGCATATCAAGGGGCTTTCTACCGACGGTATTTGTGGGCGTTCGCCAATCCAGGTTTTCAAGGAAACTATTGGCCTGGGCATTGCCACAACCGAAACACAGGGCAGCCTATGGAAAAACGGGATGCTGACAATGGGGTATTTGAAGCACCCAGCCAAAATGACCACAGAGCAGGTCGCCGACATCAAAGAGAATTTTAAGATCAACCACGCCGGGCGCTCAAACGCTGGCAAAATGCCCGTGCTGCAAGGTGGCATGGAATACGTGCCTTTGACGCTCAAGCCTTCGGACGCGATGTTCATTGAGACGGCCAAACTGAGCCTTCAGGACATCTGCCGAATTTACCGGGTGCCGCCCCATATGGTGGGCGACCTGGAAAGGTCTACAAATAACAACATCGAACACCAGTCCCTTGAATTTGTCCGGGACACGCTTCGCCCTATCCTAAAAAATTGGGAGCAGGAACTAAACCGCAAGCTGCTTTTCGACAATGAAAAAGCGGCCAAGTTTTTCCGCTTCAATGTCGATGCCCTTTTGCGTGGCGACACCAAAAGCAGGGGAGAATATTTCACCCGTGCCCTTGGCAGCGTGTCAAGCCCGGCATGGATGACCCCGAACGAAGTCCGCCTGATGGAAAACATGAACCCGTTTGACGGAGGCGACACCCTTTACAGCCCAACTATGAACAATTCAGCAGACGCGGCACCAAATGCCGACGATGCGCAAAATATGCAAGACGATGGAACACCAGCAGCTTCCAAATAACGGAATAGAACACCGCTTTGCCGCCGCAGACTTTGAGGTGCGGCAGGAAGGCGAACAAACCAGGTTCAGGGGCTATGCCCTGCGCTTTGGCGTGACATACGACATGGGCTGGTTTACGGAAGAAGTTGACAAAAACGCGCTGTCAAATTCAGATTTGGCCGATGTGCGCATTTTGTTGAACCACGACCCAAACCAGATCCTTGGCCGGACAACGGCAAAAACCGCTATTGTCGGAGTTGATGACATTGGGCTGTGGTACGATTTTACGCCACCTGAAAGCCCGAACGGCGAAAATGCCAGAGTGGCGATCAGCCGTGGGGACATCACCCAAAGCTCCTGGGGCTTCCGCCTTCGCCAAGATGCCACAGGGCGCCGCACGGGCGACAGGTGGGAAATGCGCAACGGCAAAGAACACAGGATTTTGACCGACGTGTCCGAAGTGCTGGACGCTTCACCTGTCACGTTCCCGGCAAACCCTGATACTTCGATAGCAAAAAGATGCCGCGATGCCGCTTTGGACGTTGCGCCGCCAGATCAAGCACCCCCACCACAACCAGACCCAGGCATAACAGAAACACTTAACCGACTGAGCCGCGCTCTCGCCCGGAAATCAGCACTTCAATCTAAATAAAAATAACATGACTACAGGCATTCAGCAGACATACGACGAGCGGGCAAAACTCGTGGTACAAATGCAAGAAATCACCACCACGGCTGCAAAAGAAGGCCGGGCTATGACCACCGATGAAGTGGCAAAGTGGGAAAAAATCGAAGCCGACGAAGCATTGCTTTCTCGCACCATTGACGCGCACGAAAAAACCGAAAAGCTGGTAGCCGAACGCGCCGCCGTAAAATTCGAGAATGGCGATGCCGCAGGAAGGCAATGGACAAGCACAAGCACGGCCACCCAAGACACGGGCTCAAAACGTGCCTATGAGCAGACCTATGAAACGTTTTTGCGTTTCGGTCACGGCGCTTTATCTCCTGAGCAGCGCCATTTAATGAGCGAACACCGGGGAACAAACACTCAAGTTGTCGGAACGGACGGCCTTGGCGGCTATCTTGTCCCTGACGAATGGGCGGCGCAGATTGAAAAGTACATGCTGGATTACTCTGGCATTTTGCAAGCCGCAACCATCATGCGCACTTCGCATGGCCGCACAATGAACATGCCGACGGTCAATGACACCACCACAAAGTCTGTGAAAACAGCAGAAGCGGCAGCGGCAACGACCCAAGACTTGACGTTTGCGCAGGTTCAGCTTGATGTTTTCAAATACAGCTCAAAAATGCTTGTAAGCTCTGAGCTTGTGCAAGATGATGCATACAACATTGAGCAGCAAATGACCGCCGCTTTTGCCGACAGGTTTGGCCGTATTCTGAACCAAGAATGCACCTTGGGCGACGGCACAGGCGATCCAAATGGTGTTGTGACTGCCACTTCCGCCGGTAAAACCGCAGCATCTGCCACCGCCATTACGCTGCTTGAGGTTCTTGACCTGAAACACTCAATCGACCCTGCTTATCGCCGCTCTACCAAGTTCGGCTTTATGTTTAATGACGCTATCCTGCTTGCTTTGAAAAAGCTTGTCGATAGCGAGGGTCGCCCATTGTGGCAGCCATCCTACCGCGAAAACCAGCCGGACACCATTGACGGTACGCAATACTGGATAAACCAAGACATGGACAGTTCTATCAACGCAAGCTCAAAACTGATGCTTTGCGGGGACTTTTCAAAATACACGGTTCGTATTGCAAAAGACATGACCGTTCAGCGCTTAAATGAGCTTTACGCGGCAAACGACTTGATCGGGTTCCATGCTTGGATGCGATTCGGCGGGAACCTGCTCAACACAGCCGCAATCAAGCACTTAATCACCGCCGCGTCCTAATGGAAGGGGTTAAAACGCTTAAAATACGCATTACCTGCTCTGTTGTTGGCACGGCCTATTCTTATGCAAAGAATAGTGTACACGACGCACCAGAAGAAAGGGCAAAAGACCTTGTAAAAGCAGGTTATGCTGAGCTTGTAGACCAGCCAAAAGAAGAACGGGTAACAGCCGAAAACAGCAAACGCGAAACACGCACGAACGCGCCTAAAAAATGATCGCACCTACTTTCACAAGCCTGGACATATCAAAAGCTACCACGATGCCAGTCACATTGACCGAGGCAAAGCGGCAGCTAAGGCTTGATGAAATAACGGAGGATGACGATCATGTAAGGACGCTTATTTATGCTGTTAGCGACCATATCGAAAGGCAGTACAACGTGGCACTTATAACAAAAACGGTTACTGAGTACCACAGCGCATTCCCTTCAATGGCTAACGACCCGTTACGGCTGCATATCGCCCCGGGCATTGCTGTTACATCGGT